AGACATTTGGGATTCTTTCATTTTAACATTTGCATTTCCCATAAAATATGATACTTTAAAAAGGAGAGGGTCCAGCCGGACCGTAACCAAGAAGTCGAGTCCATACCAAACGGCGCAGAGGATAAGTGGAAAACCAAAAACCTCGACGACAAAAGTAAACATGGATTTTTACTAGGGAGGCGATAATGTCAAAGGGAACATTTTTTGGTAATGTCGTTCGTGACCCGACAACGCTGTTGCTTGGTTTGGGTGGTGGCGCTTTGAAGGAAGCGCTGTTTGACAGGCCAAAAAGATTAGCGGAAAAGACGGCGGAAGGCGCGGCACAGTCATCGAAGGAAGCGGAAGCGGCCGCGAAAGCGGCGGTAGCGTCGGAAGCGCAAGCGGTCGATCAGAGGCAAAAAGCGAAACAGTACGCGGCGGTTAACACTCCTTCTCGCGGGTTTGGCTCCAACAGCCTCGAGAACTTATCCCGATCTTTCCTATTGAGGTTATAAAATTATGGTGCAATCAACCAAGATTCCGAACCGTGTTGAAACTCTCAAGACGAGAGTTAAAGACAATGAGAATATAAAACAGCACTGGTACAATATCTGGGAGTTCTGCGGTGAGTATGTCCACACCCGAAAACAGCATTTCCTTTCCACTCCGTTACCCGGAGAATTTTTAACTGAACAACTTTATTCAACCGTTGGCCCGCAATCAAATAACGCGATGGCGTCCGCCTTGTTGGGTCAACTATGGCCCAACGGCGCTAGATCTGTCCGGCTCACACGCCCAAAACATATTCCCGATACGCAAGAGACGAAGGTATATTATAAGACGATCACGACGACGTTTACGAATTTTCTTGACCAGCCGGAAGCAAATCTCGTTCCCGCGATCGCGGAATATCTTTTCGATCAAGGCGCTTTTGGTATCGCGGGGATTCACCGCAAACGCACGCAAGAGTTTATGCAGCCCCTCAAGTTCTTCCCTGTTTCAGTGAAGAACTTTTTAGTTGAGGAAAATAAAGAGGGCCGGATCGTAACCACGTTCATTGACGATCATTACACTATCCGGCAACTGGTGGACACCTTTGGCATTAACAACGTATCGAAACCGAATCAGGACAAGTATCTCAAGGGGATGTTTAACGAGAGAGTCCGGGTCATGCAAGTTGTTGAACCGAGGATGGTGAATAACCCGAAGTTTCAGTTTGGCAATAAGTCTATGCCAATCTCGTCCATTCACTTCGAGTGGGATTCCTCAAAGATTTTAAGAGAGTCTGGATTTTTGCAAGCGCCTTTGATTATTTCCCGGTTTGCCAAAGCCGTTTCGGAAGTTTATGGCCGGTCGCCAGCGATGTTTGCCATGCCCGCTATTTTGCGGTTGAACCTGATTATGGAGATTCTGATGAAGAACTCCGAGAAAGTGGGGTCGCCGCCGCTGTACCTTTTGGACAATGGCGCTCTTGGTCCTTCGATCGTGGACACGTCCGCGGACGCGTTGAACGTATTTCAAACCACGGGGTTGGGAGAGAAAGCGCCCATTGGACCCATCAATGATGTGGGTGATCTCCGGCCGTTGATTGAGTTGTCAGTGTCGTTGAAAGAGGAAATTACAAAAGCCTTTATGATTGACCGGCTTTTGGATTTCAATAACGAAACCCGTATGACGTTGGGTGAGGCGCAGATACGCGACCGGATTCGCGGTGACGCCAACTCCGCTGTTTATAAACGCCAGTATAATGAGTTGTTCACCCCTCTACTTCAAGGCGCCTTTAATGACCTATTTGAAATCGGCCACATGGGCGTTATTCGAGGAAGCGATACGGAAGCGGAAATGATCGCGCGCGGGTTGGAACCTCTCTACTTCCCCGAAGCGGTGCGTAACGCCATTGAAAAAGATCTTCCGCTTTACGAGATCGAGTACATATCACCCGCGGCACGGGTGATGAAAACGGAAGAAATGCAAGGCCTTACTACTTTTCTTGATATTACTATCGGAGCGGCCAATGCGTTTCCGGAGGGTTTACATAATGTAAATATTGATGAAATTATTAAACAAACCGCGGACTTGACAAACATAGGTGAGGATAAACTAAACGACACGGAGACTGTGCTAAAGATTCGCGAAGCAATATCAAAAGCCAATCAAGAGGCGGCGCAAGCGCAACAGGCGCAAGTGGCCGCGGACGTTGGTATGAAATCGGCACAGGCTCAATCAATGATGATTGGAGCCGTCAGTGGCAGACCAGCCGGGTAAACCAAAACAAGACAAAGTTGATGTAAAAAGAGCGGTTGCTGAGATAGCTGAGACCGAGGCCGGACAAATTTTCTTTTCATGGCTTATGAACTCATGCTTTTTTACGAGAAGCACTATCGAAGCGGACCCAACAGCCCGAGAGATAAACCCTCTTGGAACTGTCTTTAATGAAAGCCGGAGGAGATTGTACCTCGATGTTCGTCGCGGTATTCCACCGGGATTGTTGAAGAAAATAGAACACACAGACTATAATAGGAGAGACTAAACCATGCCCGATCCAAACGTGACAACCCCAGCACAGGAGCCGCAATCTGTTTCGGTGCAAACGCCCCAAACGGTAGCCGCAGCAACCCCCGCAACCGCTCCTGACCCTCAAGCCAAACCCTCTGCACCGGCTCAGGTAGATTTCAAGTCTATCATACCCGCGGCGTATAAGGACAAGCCTTATATGAAGGAAGTTCAGTCCTTTGATAAACTTTTTCAAGATTTCGATAACGCCCAACATTTGATCGGGCAGAGGCAAGAGGGTTTACAAATTCCGGGCGCGGACGCCACCCCGGAACAGATCGCGGAGTATGCCGCTAAAGTTCGGCCGGAATCGGTGGACGCGTACGTTTTTCCCGAAACGGAATACTCCAAGAAGTTCGGCCGCGATGAGGCTTTTCAAGGCGAAATGAAGAAACTGTTTCACGACGCCGGACTTCAACCATGGCAAGTTGAGACTTTGACCAAAGGATATGACGCCGCTCTTTTCTCGAAAGCAAATGAAATGGCGGTGGGCGCGGAAGCGCAAGCGGCTGATTTTGAAAAGTTGGCAGATGGTTTTTATGGTACGGAGAAAGAAGCGAAATTAAAAGTTGCAAACGAGATTTTGAAAACACACACCCCGGACGCGTTTAAAGATCAGTTAGCGAAACTACCAAACGAAAGTTTGATTGTTTTATCTAGTGTACTTAACAACGTGTTTGATAAGTATATGAAAGAAGATGATCTGAACATTGGCGGTAAAGGTTCCTCGACGGACGGCGCGGCTTTACAAGAAGAAGCGCGGCAGTTGATGGCCGATCCGGCGTATAAAGATTTCCGTCACCCCAACCATGATCAAATTACCAAACGGGTTGAGGAATTGTATAATCAAGTAGCCGCGATTAAAAAATAAAAGAATGTAGTTGACATAACGCGGGAACGTATGTTAATTTTATATAGTATGAGCGGGGAGCGTTAATCACGTCCGTGGGGTTTAGCCGCCCCGAATAAAAGGCGACACGTCCGGTATTCCGGGGAGCGTAAATAACTCTAGTGAAACCTTTTAATTAGGGAGGCTTACCATGCCAGCTCAAATCGAGACCGCAAGGGTAATCCAGTTTTCAGACGGCGTTCATCAAGAAGCACAGCAGATGAAGGCACGTTTGGCTGGAATTTTCCCGGTTAAGCAGTTACGTGGAAAAGCGTATGCTTACGATGGTGTCGGGTCTATTGAGGCTCAAGAACTCAATGGCCGTTTCAACACCGTAAACTTTTCCGACCTCAAGATCACCCGTCGTAAAATTGGCCGACGCCGATTTTCTCTGACGCTTCCGATCGATGAGGATGATATATCCCAAGTCCTTTTGAACCCTGAAAGAGAATACCAAAAAGCGTGTGCGATGGCCATGGCCCGCGTGCATGACCGTATTGGTACGGAAGCCGCTTTGGCTGACGTTCTCACGGGTGAAGATTTTGAAACGACAGTGACGTTCGCGGCAGATGGCGGGTTGACAGTTGACGCCACGGCCGGGCTAACGTATGACAAACTTCTGGAAATCGTTCAGAATTTCATCGACAATGATGTTGGCAACGACATGATTGAAGATTTCATTCTCTGCATTTCCGGGGATGAGCATACGGCTTTAATGGCTGAAATCGAGTTGATTTCAGGCGATTACACCCGTCAGTTCGCTGTTGAGAAAGGTTCAATTCAGGAAGCTGTTGGAATCCGTTTGATTAAGTTCGCGGCCAATGCAACGAATCCTGTGTTGACCGTCACCGGGGGTACCCGTGACAATATCGCGATGAGTTCTCGCGCGCTATGTTACGCTATGCCGAAACAATTTGAGATCAAAGTTCAAGAGCGTACTGACTTGGTGCAGACCACTCAGGTTCAGGTTAACTGG